GTCGAGGACAAGGTCAAGGAGGTCAAGGAAGACATCGTGGTCGCGCTCGGGCTGTCACGGTCACTGGTATCGGGTGACGGTCCCAACTTCGCGACCGCGTCCGTGAGCATGCGCAAGATGGTGGTGATGATCCGGGAGATAACACAAGCGGCGCGAACGATACTCGACTGGATATACGACGATTGGTTGGAGCTTGCTGGGCATGAGGGCAAGGGCATCCACTTCCTTTTCAATGACCTCGACCCGACGGACGCCGTCGACTTCAAGAAGCTGCTCATCGAGCTTTATGACCGTAAGCTAATCAGCCGGTCGTCCCTGCAGATGAAGATGGACCTCGACCCGGAGATTGAAGAAGGCAACCGCCAGAATGAAAGCAAGTCGGCAGACCTGCTGGATGAGAAGCAGGTGAAGCCCATCGTTGACATGGTGGTCGCCGGGATAATGAGTATTGAGAGCGCGCAGCAGATGCTGGGGTTGGACCCGGCGAAGAACCCCGTGGGCTCCGGCGCTGCAGCAGACTGGGCAGGTCTATTCACGCAGGCCAACTTCTCGGACAAGCTCTGCGACGACTGCGGGTACTTCGGTGAGGACAACAACCGCTGCGGCGTTACATCGGCGGAGGTCACGTTTGACACGTCGGCCTGCCGTTTCCTGCGACCCAAGAAGAAGGCTATTCAGTGAGAGTGCCCCAGCCCACAATGTGCGCTGTCGCGGATACGACCTGGCAGGCCAAAGCGATCCGCGAGGCGGCTGGCAAGAGCCTCATGGCTCGCGATATGTACGCGAATCAGGTGGTGACCGAGCTTACGCAGTCGCTTGTTTCCGCGCGCAAACAGGTTCACGCGGCGATGCTTGGTTTTGGGAACCTGGGGTCACTGCCTGATAACAAGCTCGCCGCCAAGCAGGGTCTGGACAAGCTCGACTCCGAGATTGGGGATGTGCTCAAGTCGCTGGAGAGAGACCAGACTCTGATGTTCAAGCGCTCCGGCAAGGCGGCGTTCCGCTCGGGTGTGTATCGCGGCATAGAAGAGTTCGCCACGGCTCAGATGCCATTCTACAAAGACCTGACGCCGGATGGGATCGACAAGCTCACCACATCTGTGTTCACCCTTATCGACACCGACGCTCTGGACTTCATGGCCAACTACAACCTCGTGCTTGTGGGCGATGTGCACCGGGAGCTTGCCGACGGCATCCGGAAGACCATCTTCTCCGGCGTCGCCACGGGCAAGAGCGCCAGAGACATAGTCCGAGACATGGGTAGCGTCATTGAAGACAAGGAATCGTTCCGCCGCGCCGGGAGCAAGGTGTTCTCCAAAGCGCAGTACCGGATGGAGATGATAGCTCGCACCGAGGTCCTGCGCGCGCACAACCAGGGGCGAATCAAGTTCCACCAGCAGGTGGGGGTTACAAAGCTCGAATGGATGACCATGGAGGACGAGCGGATGTGCCCGGTCTGCGGCGAGCTTGACGGTAAACAGTTCGACATAGACAAGATTCCCAGTCAGCCTCGGCATCCAGATTGCCGTTGCAGCAGTATCGTCGCGTGGCCTCTTGTGATCTGCGGCGGGGAACTCGGTGCGACAGCCGCTACGGGTCAGAGCGCATGCATCCTCCCGCCGCAGGCAATACACGACCAGGCAAAGCAGCAGACCGAGGAAGAGAAGAAACTCAAGGGCGCATTTGAATCCGGTCAGATCGCGGACCTGTCGGGGCTGACGGTAAAGCAGCTACAGACTCTTGCCAAAGGTAACGGCATTGGTGTCGCTCGCACAAAACCCGACTTCATCAAGCTCCTCGACGCGTCAGAGCCGGGGATCGGCCATGCGGACCTCTCCGGCGCGGCGCTGCAGGCAAAGATCAAGCAATATAACATCGCCGCACTGCGTAGTAAAGACGATCTCGCGAAACTGCTCGCCGAGAAGCAGGCCATCATCAAGCAGGCGAAAGCCCTGGAGGAAGCCGCGAAGAACGCCGCACCTCAGACCGATCTTTCGGGTCTTACCGTGGCTCAGCTCAAGGACATGGCCAAGCAGCACGGCGTGTCTCTGAACCTCACTAAGTCCGATGTCATCGAGATGCTGGACGGCCTTGAGCCGCACATAGACCATTACAACTACTCCGGCAAGACCCTGATCGCCGCCAAGCAGAAATTCGGCATCCCCCCGCTCAAGAACAAAGAGCAGCTCGTGAAAGCCCTGGAGAAAACGGCGGGCAAGCAGATGGCTGATCAGGCCAAGCAGCAGGCTCTTGATGTGGCGAAAACCGAGGCGCTGAAGAAAGCCGAGCAGTCTATCAAGGATGCCGCCGCGCAGATAGTGATGCCGTCCTCTCCGGCGCAGTATTCATCGTTCCTGAACTCGGTGACGGTCGCTGAAGCGGAACTCGCGAAAGGCTCCGAGCTGCCCGCTGCCGTCATAGAACAGCACGCCAAGGAAGTGGCGCTGAAGAAGCTCACGTTCCAGCAGCAGGTCTCGGCGATGAAGTCCGGCGAACTGAAAGACCTCGCGAAGCAGACGAAGGTCACGCACTGGCAGTGGGCCACGAAAGATGAACTGACAACACTGTTCAGCGAAACCGATCCTGGAAAGATCGGGGCAGCCAAAGCAGGCATCGAGGCAAAGCATGCCAAGTGGGCCGAAAAGCACTTGGGTAAGTCCGGCAAGCCCGTGCCGAAGCAGCCGAGCCCACCGCCGACCCATCCCACGGTTGAACACACAACACCAGCCGTGCCCGCATTCACCAAGAAAGGCTCGGAGTTTGACAGCGCCGATACCGCCTGGGCAGAGCACGGCAAGCCTGAGAAGTTTAAGTATGACGGCAACGCCAAAGTCGGAGGCGCTCACGAGAAGGAGTTCTGGCTCGATGAGAACGGCAACAAGTGGCTCTTCAAGCCGGTCGGCAGAGCATCGGATGACTTCATTGCCGAGGGTGAGGAGGTCGCATACAAGTTAGGCAGGCTCATCGACCCCGATGCAGTGGAGGTCAGAACCATTCGGTTGAAGGACCGCACCGGGTCGATCCAGAAGTGGCGCAATGATCTGGCTGCCAAGTACGACTTCTCCAGTTTTGATGTAGCCGATCTCACTGCTGAAGAGATAGCGCAGGTACAGCGTGAACACGTCCTTGACTGGCTTATCTCAAACCACGACGGCCACTCCAAGCAGTTCCTCCGGGCGAAGAATGGCAAGGTCTACGGTATCGACAAGGGACAGCTATTCAAGTTCCTGGGATCGGACAAGCTCTCCGTTGACTATCACCCCAATGGCGTCTGCGGGGAACAGGAGCCGTTCTACAACACGCTCTTCCGCGCGGCGAAGCAAGGCAAGGTGACGGTCGACCCGTCCACCACTCTGCGCTACATTCGCGAAGTGGAGCGCATATCGGACGACGATTACCTCGGTCTGCTGCGGCCTTACGTCGAAGGCAGGTTCGGCAGCGATGAGGCCGGTAAGCGGGCGTTCTACGAACTGGCGCTGGCTCGAAAGCACAACCTGCGTCGGGACTTCGAAGGGTTCTATTCGGATGTCCTCGGAAAGAAGAAGTTCGCATTCGACGAGGCGGCAGACATCCCCGTCAAAGGTCGTATCGGGAAGGCCGAAGAGAAGATCATCGAAGATGCCCAGCGTCTCGGCTGGCAGGGCAAGGCGCTCCCGATAGACGAGGACGACATAGAGGACCAGAACGCGCTCATCTTCACCGAGACGGCGAAAGGCCAGCAGCGCACCGTCATCAAGCTCAAGGTCAGGCCGGAGGCGGAATCGAAGATACTGGCCAAGCTCCGCAAAGCCACAAAGCAAGTCAGCAAGGTCGGGGAGAGCCTGCCGGAAGACGACTTCGCCGCTGATATCCTCGATGCCGCGAAGAGCGTGAACCACCACGCGGGTGATGGCAAGTACAACCAGGCCAAGATTGATAAGGCCGCCGGACACATCAAGGCTCTGAGGCAGCTTGCAAAATCCGATGACCCCGACATCCGTGAGATGGCCGAGACCTACATCGACTGGGTGGACAGAGTCCAGCAGGCCGCGATTCAAGGTAAGTCCATACCTGAGCGCTTCGAGGGTTATCTGAAGAAGGTCGTTACCAAGGCCAAGAAGACCGACTCGGACTTCACGGTTCGTAAGACCAAAGTGCTACTCGAAAAGCGCAGCGTCAGCAAAGGGGACTTATCTGTCGAAAGCGATTCTGCCGATCTGGGTGACCTGTTCGGCGGACGACACCTTCCGGATGGTGAGCAGTACGAGATAGACTTCGGTGACGGCGTCCGCGCGGTCTACCGCCCGTGGTCATCAAAGAACATGTATGCGCATTCCGGGGAGTTCGAGATGGTTGTGCCCGACCGACCCGATGCAAAGAGCCTGGACAGGGCGCTGGAGCGAATGGAGAAGATCGGGCTGAAGGCTAACGTTGCCACTCCCGAAGACGCGGAGATCCTATATCTCCACAAGCAGGCATATCTGACAAAGGCCGACAAGTCCCCGGAATACACGCAGATGGTCTCTTCCCTTGACCAGCGCAACGCGTCCAAGACCGAGCGGGTGCAGAGCATGCGCGCGTTCTGGGAGAAGCGGCTCGGGGTTTCGGACATTACGAAAACGCCGGGTTATGACCCGGTCGGTGAGTATCAGCTCGGGTTCAAGGACCAGAAGATCGCGGGTGGCTATCGCCATCAGTATCGGTTCGACATTTCCGACGCGGATATGGAGCGCGATATGGCGGGCTACAGCCTCCACCACAGCCTGACGAACAGCTCCAGCATGAGCGGGTTCCTGGACGCGGCTCTGGAGAACAACGGTACCATGATAAGCACGGTCGAGAAGCTTAGGGCCGGGGTGCAACCGCGCGGTATGTCGCCGGAGTCGGACATGAGAAGCGGCGGCGCGTCTTATGTGTTTACGCGAATCAAGAAGTCCCCGCTTTCCGGCGCTTCCGGTGAGAATGGGCTCTACTTCAAGAAACGGCTTCTGCGGCGCATGGATGCCATTAGCTACAGTCACGATGCCTTTGGCAAGGTTACCGAAGACTATGTGCCCACGCACCGGGGCAGCGATCCCAAGACCTGGAAGACTTATGCGCGCAACTCAAGCAACGAGACCATCCTCAAGCACTCCGTGACGCTGCTTGATAACCTGGAAGCGATAGTAGTGGGAAGCGAGTCCGAGCGGACCAAGGTGCTCGCGATATTCAAGAAGCACGGCATATCCAAGCTGACCGACGGCCGCAAGGTCGAGGAAATCGTTCTGGTGAGGTGAGCATGAGAGAGTTCATAGCGAGCGAAAAGACGAGACTGCAGGTCCTTTTTGAGGAGTTCAACCGCGACGGGTCGATCATGGTGATGCGTGAGGGGCACGACACGCCGCTGCCGTTGGGACTCGTCGACAGCTACATCGTGACGCGCGTCGCCCCCAGCTTCGATGCTGCGGGCAACGTCACCAAGACGGACTTCTGGGTGATGTTCAAGTCGGTAGGCTACAATAACGGGTATCAGTATGCGCACACCATCAAGGTCGTTGGATGGGGCAGCGAAGACAGTTACGAGCTTGACCTCACCGATGATCGCGGACGCCGGTACCACATCGAGCTGATCATGGATATAGCGGAACACGACTATGTTGTCGACTGGCGCACGTGGCATAGCTACAAGGCCGCAAATGCCGCCGAGTTTGAGATCATCGACACTCAGCTTCTCGCTGAACATAGGGCGATTGCGGAGGGCTGGGATGCGGCTTAGATACATGCTGGAGTATGTGCTGCGAGACCGGGACACAAACCCGCGCTACGAACCCATCGGCGTGTGGGTGCAGGGTCCGGGGCCGGGGCTGGATATCGCCATGGAGTTTCTGCCCGCTAACGATGAATCCCAAGAGGAAGCGGACTGGGTCATCAACCGGCTGGTGGAGAATGATATCAAGTCTCTGCCGGATGGCTTTCTGGAGTATCACCGGGCGACGATGTCGCCGTATCGCGGCATGCGCGGCGAGATTGTTGAGACCCAGGAGTACGCGACGGCGGAGGAGTGCGCAAAGTCGGTCGTACGGCTGATGGCTTCGCAAGGTGACATGAAAAAGACAGAGGATTTGACCGGCTTTGCCAGGCTGAAATCCTCTGTCAAGAAGCTCTAAGCTGCTACTGTTTGCCCTCAAGCCTCTATGGGCACTTTATGCTCCTTTGGTTTGGCCTCCTCTAGTTCCGGTGCCGTGATCTCAAGCACTCCATCCTTGAAGGTCGCTCTCACCTGATCCGGCTTGATAGCGGCCGGCACCGGGATTGTGCGGAAGAATCTCCCCTCTCGCCTCTCATGGCGATAGAAGCCCTCCTTCTTCGTCTCTTCTTCTCGTTTGAACTCGCCCTTGAGGCTGATGCGGTCCTCGGTGGCAGTGACGTCGATGTCCTCTTCCTTCAAACCCGGCAGCTCGGCTTTCACCACCACATTGCCATCTCGCTCATAGACGTCCACTGGAGGACCAGCCATCTCAGCCGTCGGCCAGACAGAACTGATGAGTGGCCTCGCGAAGCTTTCGATCAGCCTGTCCATGTCCTCCTGCATCCTGCGCAACTCTGTCATCGGTTCCCATCTTACTAAGCTCATCAGATTCACCTCCAGAACGGTCTGTGGGGATGAGACCCACGTTGATGCGATTCGAGAGCATGTGCTGGCTCCGAAATCTGACAGATGTTTTCCCACAACGAGTGCGCAACTAAACCATCGGCATCAGTGTGCTAGACTTCCTAGAGTATCACCGGACCACAATGTCTCCGTATCGTGGGATGCGCGGTGAGATAGTGGAGACTGATGAATTCGCGACGGCGGAGGAGTGCATCAGCAACGTGCCGCGTAGGCTCGCTGCCAGCCGAGGATAGCATGTCTGCAATGAGTAACGATCACGAGCTTTTTGGTTCGGTCTCGACCAACAGTATCGCCACGTCGTCTCTGAGGTGTGGAAACGAGAAAGCCTGCAAGTGCTCCAGCAGCCGATCAGTGAACACCCTCGGCGGCTCTTGAGCATGGGACAGGAAAAACTCCTTCAACCGCTCCAACCCAAAGAACCCTTCCTTTGAGCTCGCCTCTGTTACTCCATCAGTGTACAGCAGTATTCTGCTGCCCTCCGTAAAGCGAATTGAATGTTGTTCGTAGGTCGTTTCGGCCCTGACGCCCAAAGGGATTCCCGTATTCGGAAGCTCCACGATCCCGGCGTTGTCGGGAGTCAAGCATAAAGGCGGTTCGTGCCCGGCGTTCACATAGCATAGCGTACGTTCCCGCACATTCAGCAGTCCGTAGAACACGGTAACGAAGGATTCCGGGATGGTCTCCCGCACGATCACACTGTTCAATGCGTCCATAACGGAGGTGGGAGAGGGATCTATGTAGGAATAGGCCTTCAGACTGTGTCTGGTCAGCGCCGTGCGCACCGCCGCCTCAACTCCCTTGCCTGCAACATCGCCTATGACTATTCCGACAAGACTGGGAGTTGGACAGAACACGTCAAAGAAGTCCCCGCCGATCTGCGCCTTTTCCAGAGCCGCCCGGTAGACGCTTGCCAGGTGCAGGCCATCCAGTGTCTGCGGGATGCTTGGAAGCAGGGCTTGCTGCAGTGTTTCCGACACGCGGCGCTCTCTTGCGTAAGCCTGCCTGAGAGCCTCTTGCGCTTGTCGTAGTGAAGTAATGTCCTCTGTTGAAGCGACAGCCCCGTAGATACCGCCGGACTCGTCATATAGCGGCGCTGATCCCAGCAGAAGATAGCTGGTCTTTCCGGTCCGGGTTTCGACGACCAATTCTTCACCGTAGACCACTTGCCCAGTGCGTAGTGACCTGTGGATCGGCATCTCCTCCATCGTGAACAGGCTGCCATCCGGATGGAGCAGTCTATTGGAGGCAAGATAGGCAGGCAGCGGTTCGCCAATCTCAGGAGGTGCGCCGAAGAACTCGTGGGATCGCCTGTTCATTAACACTATCCGGGCATCAGTTCCTTCCACTACTATAAGCCCTGATGGGACTGTGTCGAGCACCGTCTGGAGGCGGTTGCGTTCCAGTTGGGCGCGTCGGAGCGATTCCTCCAGCCTGGCTTCGGCCAGTTTCCTCGCCTCGATATCTGTCGTCGAATCTGCTTGTGTGGTCTCGTCGTCTCTCACTTTTCCCATCCTTCAAAATACGGGCACCAGACCCAGGCTCTCGACATTTCCAGCCCCGACTTGGTTTCGTCGTTGTGGTATACAACGAGATCCTGCTCAACCATGTCCGGCTACGACCACGGCACTGTCTGCTGCAATTCGGTGATGTAGGCCGTGGGGATCATAAGTCTGGCTCGATTTCGGCATTCGCGATCACGCGCCACTTGGGCTCACGCGGGCCATCTTTGGGCAGATCCGTGCGCATCGGCCGCCATGCCATCTGCTTGCTTCGAAGTCTTTCGGCGAGCGAACCGGTCTTCTCAGACCAGCCCGCATAGTCGAGCAGCCATCCAAGGCGTTGGAGAGTCGCGACCTCCGTCTCCGAGTCAACCAATGCTGCCAGATGATCAGGGCTGATCCTTTCACCTAGTTCCTGCAACACCGTGGCGGCAAGGTCCAATGATGGGCATGCCTTCGGATACCGCAGGATGTCGTAGGCCGTCATTTCGGGGGTGCTTATCCAGAAATACCCAGCCGGGGACCGCCGCTGCTCACGGCAGTTGTCTGGGACATCCTTCTTGTAGAAGAATGAGATCTGGTAGGGCCCCTTATCGACGGATCGAAACTCCGTATCCCGGACTATCTGCACCTGCTGCGGCTTCTGGTGAGATGCCCCGTGCAACATGGCGGCGCTCAGCAGCCCGAGATAGTAACGTCCGCCAAGATGTGCCATCCAGTCTTCGATGAACCACTCCACGGGAAGAAATCCGCTGCTTTGGTGCTGCGGGTCGATGATGACGTAGAATCCCCTGCTAGGAGAGAAGAGCCAGCCCTGTCTTACCAATCTGTTGATTGCCTTCTGGGTCTTCTCGCCCGTGCCTATGGCATTCTCGGCTTCCTTGAGAGGAAACGTGTAGTAGCCGTGCTCCAGTCGGGACAGCACGAAGTCCTTTGCATGTGCAACTTTCATCTGCGTATACCGCCAAAAAGTGTCGGTTTATGAGGATGATTGTAGCAGCAATAGCCGTGCGAGTCAAGCCATCCGAGATAGCTGTCCTGGATGGGCACGGCCTGCACTTGATCGCGTGCTCCGTAAGGTATAGGAATCCTATCCCTTTCGCTACACAGCATCAAGCCGACCTCGCTTCTTGAACACCGAAAAGATTCCGGCACGCCGAGAATTCCGCCAGTAAATATCAACTGGAGAGGTTCCCTGCCAATGGGAACCGCACGTGTCGGAGTGATTGATGCAGCTTTTCGCCACGGACAATGACCGGCTTGCCTTTCTTCTGGAGACTGACGCCTCGCGCCACCTCGAGCAGCTTCTCGCCGAGGCAGCGGAGCTTGTCACCGAGGAACTGCCTGCCGATCAGCGGCCCAAGTACATAACCAACTATATCGGCTCCAAGCAGAAGCTCATCGACTGGATCTGGAAGCACACTCCCGAAGGGGTGGATTCAGTCCTTGACGCGTTCTCCGGCTCTGGCGTCGTTGCCTATATGTATAAGACCAAGGGCCTCAAGGTCACTGCCAACGACCGGCTCCGCTACTCCTATCACGCTGCCCGCGCAATAGTCGAGAACTCAAACGTCCGGATAAGCGAGGACGAGCTTGCTGTTCTGCTTGCGGATAATCCAAAGGCTGGGACCTTTGTCCGAGACAACTTCAAAGGGATTTTCTTCGCAAGCGGAGTGCATGGCGTCATCGATCAGATCCGGGCTAATGCTGATAAGCTCGAGGGATTCAAGAAAGACATTGCGTTCTTTGCTCTGGGCAAGACTTGCATGTCCGGCAAGGGCGGCTTCGGCCACTTCTCTTCCTCGACCGACTACGGTAAGCGCCAGGACACTCCAGAGGAGTTTCGGCAGCGCTTCGCGGATAACATCGCGCGTATAAACGCGCTCATCTTCGATAACGACAAGGAGTGCAAGGCATCCAACAAGGACATCAACGAGATCCTGCCGGAAGCCAAAGTAGACCTTGCCTACTTCGACCCGCCATACGCAACCGAGTTCTCGACGACCAACTATGAGAAGAGCTACCACTTCGTCGAAGGTTTGATGACCTACTGGGACGGGCTCACGCTCGTCGAGGACTCCAAGACTCACCACTATCAAACCGACCACAAGACAGTAACGAAGGCCAACGCCAATGAGTTCTTCGGTACATTCCTTGCAAGCGCCAAGCACATTCCAAACTGGCTCATATCCTACCGCGACCACGCCTACCCAAACGAAGGCGAGATGAAAGACATCATCTCGGCAAACGGGATGTCCAGTCGGATGCAGTCCCAGCAGCACAGGTATCACATCTCATCGAAGCATTCCGAGAACTCAGTCGCGATGGAGCACCTCTTCGTGTGCTCTCGCTCAAAGGAGATGAAGCAGAACGCAAGCCTCTGTCCTGTCTGTTCTCAGCAGGCAATGGAGGCCGAGGCCGTATGGGACGAGACGGAAAACGAGATCCGCTTTCGTATGCGCGACCCCGAACAGTTCGAACCCGACAGTTTCAGGACGAAAACCCTCGACGGCGTGGACGGCGTCGCGATCATCGTCGGCAGGCTGAAGAAGGAGAGCGTTCCACAGGGGCATGATCCGCGGGCGATGGTGCTGCAGGCATATCGCTTTGCCAAGAAGACGGAGCAGAACCCCGAAGGCTGGACAATCGAGAAGGCCAAGGAGTGGATCGCTGATCATGAACCGGAAGCCTCCAAGGCTGAGATTCGAACAGAACACAACATGGAGGCGCTGGCCGCTGCGCCGTTTGCGGACGAGTTTGACCTGCTCTCCTGCCAGGCCGGGATGGACCCGGTCAAGGTAACCGGCTTCATGGGCAACAAGTACGTGATGCTCGGCTGGATCGAGCGGCAGCTTCCCAAGGATGCAAAGACGGTAGTCGACGCGTTCTCAGGCGGAGCCAACGTCGCCTATCACTTCAAACGCAAGGGACTGAAGGTCATCGCGAATGACCTTCTGCTCTTTCCATATCACGTTGCGCGCGCGGTCGTGGAGAACTCCCACGAGACTCTCACCGACGAAGATATCGAGAATATCCTCGCGCCGAACCCCGACGCAGGCACATTCATCGTCGATAACTTCAACGGCTACTACTACACGAAGAAGGTTCTCTCCTGGCTCGACCAGGTGTGGGCGAACATCCAGAAGCTCTCCGGCTACAAGAAAGACCTGGCGCTGGCCGCGCTCGGAAACACTGTCAAGGCGAAGAGTCTCTACGGCCAATTCCATCGCTCGAAGATCAACCTCAAAGCCGAACTCGGCATGGATGCCGACGCGGAGATGGAGGCATATGCTGGTGGGTTCAAGGAAAGCCAGCTCACCAGCATCCCCATCTCCAGCATGGTCGAAAGCTTCAAGCGATACGCGAACCAGCTCAATCGACTGGTCTTCGACAGCGGGCAGGAGTGCAAGGCTTTCCATGGCGACGCGGTAGAGGCGGTGCGGAAGTACGGCGCGGACGTCCTGTATCTCGACCCGCCTTACATCACCGAGTTCTCCAACAACGACTACGAGTATTCGCTGCACTTTGTCGAGGGCCTGATGAACCGTTGGGCGGACAAGGAACTTCTCGACGATAACCGCCGCAGCTACAAATCGAGGACTCACTATGACCGTGAGAGCATCCGCTCGCTCATTGAGAACCTGGTTTCGGAGGCGCACGGCAAGTATAAGACCGTGATCATGTCCTACCGCGACCGGGCGTTTCCCACTGAGAAAGATATAAAGGACATCTTCTCCGAGCGATTCGGGCAGGTCCGGGTCAAGGGAATGGATGTCGAGTATGGCATCGTGCTCGGCAAGGGGGGTGAGGGCAAGAACGGTCGCGAACTTCTCTTCATCGCATCGGGTTCTCGGCAGGCTCCAAGGTCAATCGCCTCGGCCGGCGCTTCCAATTGCCACACTACTATCCCCGTGGAAGTGAGTCTGAAGATCACAGACGGACTCTCGGCCGAAGCGATTGACCTCAACCCCAACGCGGGGGACCCGCAATTTAGCTTTGTGATGTGCCGCGCGGGCACGAACAGGAACGGCGATCACTTCACCCCGGACGAGCTGGCGGCTCGCTACACGACGGCCATCAACAAGAAGATCGACCTGAAGCACTCCCAGGACCTCACGGACATCGTGGGCGGGATAATGGCGGCTGACTTCGTGGAAGACGAGACCGGCGGGCGCGTCGAGTGCGTGGGCGAGCTATTCACGACGGACACCCCTACCGCTGCGCTCGCCCACAAGCTCATGAAACGCGGGATCATCACCCAGGTCTCGATGGAATGCGACTACGAGACCGGGGAGTGCTCCATCTGCGGCAAGACCGTCACGAGTAAGAACGACTACTGCGTCCATCTCAAGAAGTCCAAAGGCGCGGAGTATCAGGGCAAACCGGTGTTCGAGATCCTGCACGGCGTCACATTCACCGGCCTTGGGCTTCTGGATCGCAAGGGCGCGGATGACAACGCGCGAATAACACAAGTCGCCTCGCAAGAGGCACGGCAATGCAACACAGGAGGCAACTCAGTGGACGACATCCAGAAAGAGAACGAAGAGCAGCTTGAGGCTGCGAAGAAGAAAGAAGCCCCGGCTGGCGGGGCCGCTCCTCCGGTAGACGACAAGGCCCGGGTGAAGGAGCTTGAGACGGAGAACAAGGATCTCAAGAACCAGGTTCTTGAGCTTCAGAAGCAGGTCCAGGAACTTGAGGCGGCGAGCAAGGCTGCCGCGAACAAAGCGCGTGCGCAGAAGCTGGTGAAGAAGCTTGAGCGCGCAGGAATGTCCTTTGCATCCGACGAGGACAAGGATCAGGAACTCAGCCGACTTGCCGGGCTTTCCGATGAATCGTTCGCGGCTACCGAGGCCGCTTACGACAGGGCCGTTCAGGCCAAGCCCGATTGCCCGAACGCGGCAAAGCAGGATGCGGACAAAGAGACCCCTGGGGCCGACAAGTCCGCTTCGGCATCGGCGGATCGGCAGCTTAGGACAGACGCCGGAGTGCGCGCGCTGGAAGTAGACGACAAGAAATCATCGCTGGAGGACAAACTCCGCGACGGATTCATGACAGCCTACCGCGAGCGAGTCGGTCTCGCGGGTTCAGGCAAGAGCAACTAAGGAGGAGCAACGTGGCAATTCTTAACCCCAATCATCGAGGGCTGGCTTACGGCGACGGCTACATGCAGGGCGCGGGATCGTGCGGCCAGTTCGTAAAGCTGGTCGGCAACGACCTATTCGCCGTGAACACAGACGCTCAGGACAAGTCGTTCGGCATCCTCATCAAGGACTACAAGGCGGGCGAGATGCCCGGCATCTTCTGCATGGGTGGCGTCTACGAGACCGACGTCCACGAGGGCACCATCAACGCCGGGGACGACCTCAAGGTCTCCGCCAACGGCAAGCTGACGGCCGGTGTCGAGGAGGGCGACGAGATCGTCGCACGGGCCATATCAATTTCGAGCGGGACACTGAAGTTCAGACTGCTCATCTAAGGACGGAGGGAGTGTTGGAGACAACTCAGATGAACATTCACAGCCAGGAATACATGGAGACCATGGCGCGCCTCATGACCGAGGCTCTTGAGTCTCCTGACGGGATGCGGGCTCTCGCGGCGGCGATAGCGGCCCCTATTGACGAGGAGATAAAGCGCAAGGAAATAACGTCGCTGCTCCTCACGCAGCACACGCTCCCAAAAGGCGAGCGACCTATCTACCAGAAAAAGCCGAAGGTCAAGGCTTACTGGGTGAGCACCGAGGGTGAGGCTCGTGAGCAGGAACTGGGACAGGATGAGGTCGAGTTCCCGACAAATCGGATTCACTCGACTCCAATGGTCGATGTGAGCGTGCTCAAGAACGGCAACATTGGCACCCTGATGGACATCCAGACCTCCTCTGCCGACGAGATTCGCAAGGAGATAGACAAGAGAACACTCACGGTTCTTTCGGCGGCAGTACCGGCCGCGAACACAATCGAGGTCACTGGCGGCAAGCTCACCGACGACGCTCTGAACGAGGCGATCTCTGTCATCGAGGACCTGGAACTGTCGGTCAAGTACATCGTTATGCGCGGACGGCGCTTTAACGATATGCGCGACTGGGATCTTGACCCGGAGACCCGTGCCGAACTGCGCACCAAGGGTCTCATAAAGAACTATGGCACCGGCGGCATTCTGCTTACGGCTTCCGCTGACATGAACGAGATTATCCTTGTGCCGGACGATGAAGTCGGCAAGATGCCGATCCGAGAGGCGCTGAAGACCGAGGCAATCGAGCAGAAGACTCGTTTCAAGACGGGTTGGCTCGTGTGGACTGAACTTGGCCAGGGCATAACCAGGCCCGAGATTCTCGCCAAGATAAAGATTCTGGCTTAAGGAGGCCCACGTGACAAAGCTAAAGAACGTCCGCGCAGGCATAGTGATCATCGCCGACGCCGGACTCAAACTCGCCCCGGGCGAGACCGTGTCAGTCGAGAGGCCGTCGCCGCAGACACACAGGGCGGTCGACGCGGGTCTACTCGCCCGGGTTGATATTGATGGCGACGGCAAGTCCAAGCCGAAGAACGCGCCAAAGGTCGATGCAACCAACCCTGAGCCTACTGACAGCGGACCATCCGTCGCGGCGGAACAAGGCACTCAGACCGCAAGCGACGCCGAAGCGACTGACCCCGGCAAAGACAATGGTGCGCCTGTTGAGGCCGCACCAGGAGTGAAGCGTGGCGGTAAGTGATCTGATCTCGATTCTCAGGACCGATCTCGCCGACCCAGGCGCGGAGCGTTTCTCTGATGAAGTGTTGACGCGCTGCATTTTGAGAAGCGCATTCCCGGTCGGCAGAGATACCGGCATGCAGATGACGGTGATCGGCGGCGAGGTCGTGCCGGAGCCTCAGGGTGAGATGCTGGACATGCTCCTGCTCTGGGCGCGGATCGAGGCTTGCCGGTATATGCGCGCGGCGACCGCCAGCGCTTTCTCGTTTTCTTCCGGCGACAAGCGGGTGGATAAGACCAGCCAGCCGGAGCACTGGGCGAAACTGGAGACAGACCTGACGGCTACTTACCGTCAGCGGCTGCACGAGATACGCCCGGAGACGGGGCAAGGCGACTACATCCTGACGCCCAGGGAACTCAGGCCAATCGCCTACGAGCAGGGGATCGACCTTGAGACTACTGTCTGATGTGGAGAAGGCCGCTGCGGCCGCGGACGTGAGGGAACTCATAACCTCCTCGGGCCAGACGGCAACGCTGCTGCGAAAGCAGACTGGCGAGAGCCTATATGGTTCAGACGAGGGTGCGTTTGCCGAGGTGTGCGCGTTTCCACTGGAGCTATCGGAGACACCACCAGTGGACATTGCCAAGAGGGCCGACGCGGCGGCCAGTGTTCTCCCGGAGCTTGATGTTCGCGTGGAGGACCGTGTTCGTTGCGCGGGGTGCGACTACCGGGTGCAGACCGTCGCGCCGCAGTCGCTCTTTGGTGTAGTGACTCACAAGGTTTTGGAACTGGTGAGGTTGCATGGAGATTGACCGGTTCGGAGACTGGGACAAGGCCAAGCGTCTGCTCACCAACGGCTTCAACCAGCGACTGGCGCTGGCGATCCGAAAGGCGACTATCAAGAACGCGCTCCTGCTGGTGCGGGAGATAAAGCGAGGCATTCGAAGCCAGGCTCCGGGCGGCAAGCAGTTCGCTCCGCTTGCCGAGATCACGATAAAGGGCAAAGGCTCAAGTAAGGCGCTCATTGATACGGGGTTCCTGGTGAACTCCATTACTCAGAAGATAATGTCCGATGGTGCGTTCATCGGGTTGCTGCGAACCAGTATTTCGAAAGACGGCGAGAGTGTCGCCAACGTCGGCGCGATTATGGAGTATGGGGCGACCATCAACCACCCGAGCGGCGCGGTGATAGTGATCCCACCCAGGCCGTTCCTGCATCCAACGATGCTCAAATACCGCGACGAGGTCATCGAGAACTACCGACAAGCTCTGCTTTCGGTCATCAGATGATGGAGAGAAAAACCCAATGAGATACAGCACATCGACGATCCTAATAGTCATGCTTGCATTCGTAACGGGGGGGCCGGTGTTTGCGGACGCGCTGGAGGTGACCGTTATTCCCGCATCAGCCACGGCCAAACGCGGCCAGCCGGTCGCAATGGCGGTGAGCTTGAAGAACGCGCTCACGCCGCGCGAACCTGTCACGATCACGGCCGAAGCCGAGTGGGAAGACGAATACGGGACTGCCAGGAGCACTACCGCGAGCACCACCATAGTCGTCGTGCAGCTCGTCAAGATCAATCGCTACAAGGTCATCATACCCGCTCTTTTTGCTTTTGTGGCTGGCAGCGCGAAGATAGACGGCCAGCCTGCGACGCCGGTGCTTGAGGCAGGTCGGCTCACATTCGAGATCGGGCGCACGCTGCTTGAGGGCGAATCGGTGACGCTCGAATACTCAGTGAAGGCGCAGTAGCTTGGACATTCTGCGAGAGGTAGTCGAGTCACTTGTACGGCTGGCGAAGTCGGAGATACGCCCGAGTGCGGTTCTCGTCTGCGCCGATGACATCTTCGAAGTGACGGACGTGCCGAGCGTCGTCCTGCAGGGACCGACTCTATCCGAGGACGGCGACAGACGAACACCGGCAATCCTGGTCGCTCGCAATGAGGCTGAACTCACGTTCGAGCAGTGCAGGCATCCACGCCTGTATCATCTGGACTTCGATGTCATAGTAACGACCGGCAAGGAAGCCGAGTTACTGGACCTTACGGAGAAGCTGGCACGGTTCTACCAACTGCATCCGGCGCTGGCGGTCGGTGGGCACGGATCGTTGAACATCACTGAGCTTGTGCCGCTCGGCGGCCTGAAGCGGGTGAACCTTTCGAATATGCGGCAAGCGTCAGGCAGGTGCCGGATTGAGGACTGTCCCATCTATGATGGCAGAGTCAGCGCCGGTAAGCTTGCGACCGGCGTGAAGATAGAAATCGAGAATACAGGAGAGACACCGTGATTGAAATACGCAATCTGATGTTCCAGCCTCTTGCTCTTCACTTGGCTGGTGAAGAAGGTGGCATTCACCTTGGCTCCCGGGAGCGCATGACCATTCCTGAAGACCAGGTGTCCGACGAAATGCGAGTTGCCGCGTCGCGAGGGTTTGTGTCCCTTGCCCAGGTCCGCGAGACCACGCAGCCGGACCCACACGTGGACACGGCGGAACGCGAACACGACGTGGTTTCCGCTGGTGACGACAGGGCTCCCGCAAAACCAAAGAAAGGAAAGTAGGCATGACCGCATATCTTTCACCGGGGGTATATACCCGCGAAACTGACTTCAGCTTCTACGTGAAGCAGATATCGACTTCCGCATGCGCCATGGTTGGAATTGCGGAGAAAGGTCCTGTCAACAAAGCGGTGCTGGTGACGAGTTGGGAACAGTTCATCCGCAAGTTCGGTTCCTACATAGCCGACGGCTATCTCGCCTACGCGGCGCGGGCGTTCTTCGACAACGGCGGACAGGTGCTCTACGTGAACCGCACGGCGCACTACACCGATCCCGCCGACCGCGCGACTCTGGCTGCCAAGCGCGCAACGATTGCGCTGAAGAATCGCCGGGCTGCGGCGGCGACTCTCACGACCGGAAGTGCGGGCACGAACAGGATTGTCTGGACCGCGAAGACAGTGGGCTCGGCAGGCAACCTTATCACTATTGCGCTTGTGGTATCAGGCACGAACACACCCCTTTCGGTGGAGGCAGCCGGGCAGGCCATAACAGTCCGCCTGGCAACCAACGATGTGGGGGCAGCCACAAGTACGGCCACGCAGGTGGTAAGCGCTATCGGCGCTCATGCGGGCGCATCGGCGCTTGTTACCTCCGCTTCCGGTGATACGGGAGTGGTAGGGGCACTGGCCGCCACCCATCTTGCCGGAGGCAGGGACTCGACAGACACGCTCAAGGTGAGCGCGATAGACGAAGGCAAATGGGGCAATGCCCTGTCTGTCCGAGTTGAGGACGGTACGCTTGACCCGGCAAATGAGTTTAACCTGGTCGTTCTGCATAAAGGTGAGACAGTGGAGGTGTTGCCGAACCTTTCGATGGACGAGTCGAAGCCGAACCACGTGGAACTCGCGATCAATGAGAGGTCTGACTACATCACGGTCGACGATCTCTACACGACATACAACACTGATCAGTACAGACCAGCGACCGGCACATCCGCACTTACCCTGGGAGACGACGGTATCACCGGGCTGGCTGATGCCGACTACACCGGCGACTCATCTCAGCACACGGGGTTCTACGCCTTCGACGAGATCGAAGCCCTGAACATTCTGCTCGTGCCGGGTGTCACGACAGCGCCGGTCCTAATAGGTGGCATTGCCTACGCTGAGAGCCGCAAAGACCTGCTCTTCATCGCTGAAACGCCGGTTCATCTTGAGCCGCTTGAGGCAGTTGACTTCCGCAAGGGACAGGGGTTCTACACTCACGCAGCTTTCAACTCCTCGTACGCGGCGCTTTACTACCCGTGGATCGAGATATCCGACCCGCTTACGGACAAGAAGAAGCTGGTGCCGCCCACCGGAGCTGTCGCGGGCTGTATAGCAAGGTCTGATCAGAAAACGGATGTCTGGTATGCACCTGCGGGAACAGACAGAGGCCGCGTCTTCAACGCCCTATCTCTGGCCTACAAGACCAGTCGTGGCGAACGGGATGTGCTCTATCCTGAAGGCGTCAACGTGATCGCGTCGTTCCCCGACACAGGTATCAACATCTGGGGACAGAGGACTTTGCAGAGCCAGTCATCGGCAACGGACCGAATCAACGTGCGCAGGCTCATGATGTATGTGGAAGCTGCGATCTCCCAGTCATCGCGGTTCGTGGTCTTCGAACCCAACAACTCGCAGACCTGGCGGGCGCTGGTGCGGCTCATCACGCCATTCCTGCAGAATATCAAGAGCAAGGGCGGGTTCTACGATTTCCGTGTCCAGTGCGACGAGGAGTCGAACCCCCCGGCCGTCATCGACCGAAACGAGATGGTCTGCCGGGTGTTCGTGAAGCCCACGAAGACCGCCGAGTTCGTTGAACTCAACTTCATTCTGACCGCGACCGGAGCAAACTTTAGGGAGGTGCTTTGATGGAATTGACAATGCCCCAGAGCTTGTACCAAAACTGGCAGTTCGCCATTGAGGTCAACGGCTTCGATGTGGCGCTCTTCAAGAAAGGCCAGGAGCCAAAGACCGAGTTCGAGGAGGTCGCTTTCGCGCCCGCCGGATCGATGTTCGACCAGAAGGTCGCCGGTCGTATGAAGTTCGAGGATATCACCCTGGAGAAAGGCGTGCTCGCGGATGGTTCGGATGAGTCCGCCCGCGACTGGGTGCGGATTCAGGCCGATGTCAACGCGGGTGTCGGCGCGCTGCCGGAGGAGTATATGCGAGACATTGACATTGTGCGCTACGACCGTTCGGGCAATGAAACCCGCCGCTGGACGCTGCACGGCGCGTGGGTGAAGTCACTCGAATACGACGAACTCGAAGGCGGCAGCTCAGACAACACCATCGAGAAGATATCGATCTGCTACCAGTGGTGGGAGTAAGGGGGAGACACAGTGTACACATTTCAACTGCCGAGTGGTGACGAGATAGAGCTTCGTGAGATGACCGGCGCGGAAGAGGAACTGCTCACAAATCAGCGCCTCATTCGGAGCGGTGACGCGGTGAACCAGGTTCTGGCCAACTGCACATTGCGGATCGGTGAGGATGAAGAGATCGGCCCCAAGCTCGTCATGGACATGCTCTCTGGGGACAGGCTCTTCACTCTGGTGAAGCTTCGCCAGGTGTCGCTTGGCGACGAAGTTGAACTCGATCTGGTTTGTCCAAGTGCGGCGTGTCGAGCGAAGAACCGGGTGACGGTGAATCTCGACGACCTGCCGGTGACGCCCTATGGGGAAGAGCGCGAGTTCGTATTCGGTCTACCGGCGTCAGGGTCCAAGGTGCGGTTCGTGTATCTTGACGGCCACAAGGAGAAGCGGCTGGCCCAGATGGAGGAGCCGTCCATCTCCGCAGCAATGATGATCCGCATCCTGGATATCGACGGCACGGCTCCGTCCAAGAAGGCTCTTGCAGAGATGTCTCTGCGGGACCGTAGCGTGCTCCGGCAGGAAATGCTGCGTGTTGACGCGGGGATAGACACCTCCATCGAGTCTGACTGTGATTCGTGCGGAACGAGAATCCGCACTCGACTGGAGGCAGAACCCTCTTTTTTATTCCCCGGAGTTCGGTTGTAAGAGATGCGTTCTTCCTGGCCTACGGCGGGCTGCACTGGGAATACGCGGAGGTTGCGAAACTGCCGCTTAAGACCAGGCAGCAGTTCGTCGAGGCGTTGGAGAGCCAGCTTGACTATGAGAAGCAGGAACTGGAGAAGAGCAAGCGATGATGAGTGATCTTGGCCTCGGCATAATAGTGAGCCTCAAAGATGCCTTCACTCAGAACGCGTCGCGCATCCAGTCCTCGATGGAATCCCTGGATTCATCGGTCGCGAAGGCGGGTCAGAACATGACCCGCAATCTTGGCCTTATCCAAAAGGGCACGATGATGGTCGGCGCGGGTCTTGCGCTTCTTGCAGTGCCAACGGCGCTCGTGGCGTCTACCGCTGCAACACAAAAGGCTCTGGGTGAGCTGGCGTCAGTCGGAGTCAAGGACTTCCGGGCAATGGAAGACGCGGCGGAGTCCTTTACCAACCAGTGGGCAGGCGCGAGCAAGGCTGAATTCATAGGGGCGGCCTACGATGTGAAGTCGGCTCTGGCGAGTCTTTCGGACACGGCAGTCGGCACATTCGCCGCAATGGCGGCGCTTACCGGCAAAGCCACCAAAGCCACAACTCAGGAAATGGTGGAGACGTTCACCACGGCCTATGGCATATTCAAACCGCTCGCAAAGGACATGTCCGACGTCGAGTGGGCGAAGATGTTTTCCGGCGCGCTCTCGCAGACTGTTGGGGTGTTCAAGACCACAGGTCCGCAGATGGCTGAAGCCATTAAGAACATCGGCGCAATCGCCGCCGCGTCTAACGTGCCACTCCAGGAGCAGATGGCGATCCTTGGGCAGCTTCAGACAACGATGCCGGGTTCCGAGGCAGGCACACTCTACAAGGCGTTCATGATGAAAGTGGCCGAGGCAGGAGACGAGCTTGGGCTGTCATTTGTGGGTGCGAGCGGCAGGCTCAAAGGCATCGTGCCGATCCTACAGGAAGTGAAGCGAGGATTCCCGGACCTCTCGCAGGCAGCGGCTCAGGTGAAGCTCAAGAAGGCATTCGGCTCGGACGAGGCTGTGCGGTTCCTTCTGCAGATGTCGATGGGCATGGACCAGCTTGAGGGCAACATCAAGAGCGTCGGCCAGGCAATGAAAGGCGGCACCGCGATCACCCTGGAGATGGCAAACGCCATGAACATGGATATTGGTTCGCAGTTTACTCTCGTGAGACAGCAGATTCAAAACCTGGCCGAGATCCTCGGACGAACTCTGCTGCCTGTCGTGATCCCGGTCTTCCAGGGGATATCTCGATTCATCCTGCGCTTGCAGGACATGGCGAGGTCTACGCCCGGCGTCACGAGAGTTATCCTTACACTTTGTGTCGCCCTCGGTGCGGCGCTTGTTGTGGTAGGCAGCGTGACCGCCGCACTCGGAACGATTGGTATTGTAATGCCTGCGGTTCAGGCGGGAATCGCGGCGCTGGGACCGATGCTTGCAGGAGTCGGCGCGGCAGTCTCAGCTTACTTCTGGCCTGTGGTTGCCATCATTGCGGCTGTGGTCATCGCGGTTGTTCTTCTCAAGAAAGCCTGGGAAACCAACTTCGGCGGAATTCGCGATGTGGTTCTTGGCGTGTGGAATAAGGTGTCTCTGGCATTCCAGGGCATACGCGCGCTTTTCAGTTCGCTCACGGGCGGCGGCGGCCAGATGTCCGCGGAGCTTGCGAAGAAACTGGAAGCCGCCGGACTGATGAAGTTCGTCACCACGGTGTTCCAGGTCTACTACCGCGTGCGGCAGTTTCTCACCGGTCTTTGGCAGGCGTTCTCCTCTGTGTTCGGAAGCATCCGCAGAATCCTTGAGCCCGCTATCCGTGCGGTAATGGGCGCGTTCTCTGAACTCGGAGGAGCATTGCTTTCGGTATTCGGAATCTTCGGCAAGACTGCGACGTCGGTGGATTCGGCATCGTTTAGGAGCCTTGGTCAGACTCTGGGCAAGGTGCTCGGCGTGATTCTGCAGGTTGGAGCCTATCTTCTGAGATTCGTCATCTACAACCTTGTGTCCACCATCCGGGTTGTGGCGCTGGTTGTGAGGGCTGTGGTCTGGCTTAGCGGGGTCATCATTGGGGCCTTCGTCGCGGCGGCCCCCTACGTCTACAAGTTCTTCCTGCCGCTGCGGATGCTCGTTCAGGGCCTGCTCATGGTAGGCCGGGTTGCATACACCGTCTGGCAGATGATTACCGGTCAAGTGTCAGTGGTGGATGGTCTGAAATCCATAGGCGGCGCGATCTATCAGTATCTCTCGACTCCGTTTGCGTGGGTGCGAGATGTGGCATCGGCGACGTGGGGGTATTTGCGAGGGCTGTTCTCAGGCTTAGGCGGGTTCTTCAGATCGGCGGGATCGGCGCTGCTATCGGTTTTCACAAACCTGCCGGTCGTGAGCACGCTCTCCCGAGTGTTCGGGACAGTCAAAGCGTTCCTCTCGGGCCAACTGAGCTTTGCTGAGGCGGGCAAGAAGATACTCATTACACTTGCTCAAGGTATCTGGTCGGTGGCTACCTATCCCTATGAGATGCTCAAACGCGCTCTGGGATGGCTCCGGAGGCTGCTGCCGTTCTCGGATGCTCCGGAGGGTCCGCTTTCCAGTCTGATGGATTCAGGCGCGGCGTTACTGCGAACACTTGCCCAGGGAATGTTGTCGGTCATAATGCTTCCGGCGCAGGCGCTGAGCTACGTATTTCAGCGAATGCTGGATGGCGTCCGGTGGATATGGGATGGTCTGAAGTCAATAGGCGCGCAGGTCATCTCCACGCTTTCCAGCGCTCTTTCGACCGGCGCGCAGATCGCGAGTTCGGCTTGGAACGGAATCACGGGCATAGTGTCGTCGGGTTGGAATGCGGTTGCATCCATAGGTTCATCGGCATATTCGTTTGTGGCTGCTCCGTTTCGTTGGGTGGCCGGAGTCGCCGGGTCCGCCTGGTCACAGGTGACTGGTTTTGCATCATCAGCCTGGTCAGGCATTCGCTTGATGGCATCATCCGCCATAGGCTGGCTGAGATCGCCGTTTGCGAGCCTGGTTAACTTTGCTTCGTCGGCATGGTCAACTGTTCGCGGCGCGGCGTCGAGTGCGTTCTCCTCAATCCTATCAGGCTTGCGGGGGTTGGTTACAGGCGCTTTTGTAAGCGGCAGGTCAATGATGACAACAATCGCTTCCGGCATCAGGTCGGCAGTTTCCGCTCCTTATGACACCTTGAGGTCGGCGCTTTCCAGACTCAGAAAGCTACTGCCGTTTTCGGATGCAAAGGAAGGACCGCTTTCGACTCTCACGAGAAGCGGCGCGGCAATGCTGGAGGCGTTCAGTTCGGGGATTACCGGGGCGTCTAAGCTCCCGTCCCAGGCGCTGAAACAGGCTTTCGGGTTTGCGAAATCGGCGGTGCTCCCTACTGCGATTGCGGGCACGCTCGCGCTTACTCCGTCTATTGCCGGTGCTGTGCAGAAGCCGGTCATGCCGATGGTCGCTACTCAGAGGGCAGCGGTAAGTGCCACAGATTCGAAGCAGACCGAGCAATCCAGATTGCTGTCGGTCACGCGCGGGGCGCTTGGCAACGGCCCGGCAAGGGAGGCCAGCGCACAGTCACAGGATCTGCGCCCGATACTTGAGGCTGTTCTGGCAAAGCTCGATGGGATCGCGGAACGGCCCATCGATGTAACAGTTACCACCAATCTGGATGGTCGGAAGATCGCCCAGGCTGTTTACAAGGATATGCGGGACAGAAAGGTCAGGAACTATGATTCAGCCTGAGGCCCAGAGAGTCTTCATCTGCAGCAAGTATGCCGGTGATATCGAGCACAACGTGAGGGTTGCGCTGGCTCTCTGCCGTATGGCCTTGGAAGCCGGACTCGCGCCGTTTGCGCCACACCTGCTCTACACGCAGTTCCTGGACGACTTCGGCCCGGTTCAGCGGGATCTCGGCATATCGACGGGCCTGCGCTTCATGGAAACTTGCGACGTGGTCTGGGTCTATGTTGGCGAAGGCGTCTCTGATGGCATGCGCCGTGAGGTGGAGCATGCGCAGAGCCTCTGCAAGCCTGTGGTCATTCTCCGGGAGGTGCGGCCGTGCGTCGTGATCTAAGGAAAACGACCGGCTACATCGTGGATGTGGTCACCCGCGAGTCGCTGGAGTTCCAGTATAACCCGGACGAGATCACGGACGAAAAGAGCACGGATTTCGCAACCATCAAGGTGCCGGGCATGAGCCACCCGCGCTATCAGTATGTCTCAGGCGAGGCAAGGAAGATATCGTTCAAGGTGTCATTCTTCAAGGGACCGGTTCGGGAGAAGACGGCGTGGCTGCAGTCGCTTCTGTATCCACAGCACGAAAAGACGATGCTGAAGAACGCCCCTCACAAGGTGCTGTTCTTCCTGGGCGATCTGTATCCGGGAACGCTCTGTATTGTGCGGCAGGTCCGAGCGCGCTACTTCCACATGTTTGATAAGGATAACCTGCTCCCGCAGCACGCCGAGGTAGACCTGACGCTCGAAGAGATAGTGGTGAAGTCAGTGGACTATACGGCGGTGAGACGATGATCGGGCCGGATTCAAGATATGCCACCTGCGTGCTATTCGTAGACGGTGCCCAGGAGTTCATTGGGACCAGGCAGCGAATAGATGCCACGCCCCGGCCGGACGATGTGTTTCACGTCGTGGTCGAGGGTGACCGTGTAGACATGATTGCCCATCGCTATCTGGGCAGGGCGGAACTGTGGTGGATCATCTGTGATTACAATGACATCTTCTTTCCGCTGGAGATTGAGCTTGGAAGAGTGCTCAGGTTGCCGTCGGCAGAGCATGTCGAGATGAGGATACTTGGTTAGCAATGCAACTAGACGTCTATCAACCCACATTCATTATAGAGATCGAGGGCAAACGGCTCTCCAAGGACATCACTCACGAGATAACCTCGTTCACCTTTGAGGACAACGAGGAGGAGATGGACGTGATGGAGATCTCCGTCACGGACCGGTATCTGCAGTTCGTGGACGATCCACTCTTTCAGGAGGGCAACGAGATCGCGGCCCGGTTCGGCTATGTGGACGACCTTTCTCTCAGGAAGGTGGCAGTCATCAAGGAGATAGACTACGACTTCCCGGAGACCGGTGAGCCCACCATCAAGATCAAGGCTTACGATAAGGGGCACAAACTTGCGGGCAAGCAAATCCAGCGCGTGTGGCAGAAACCGGCTCCCGGCATTTCCTATTCGGAGATTGCGGAGAAGGTCGCGGCAGAGCACGGGCTGACCGCTGTTGTGACAAAGACCGTCGGCAGGCATCTGCGCGTGGCCCAGGGCAATCTCTCTGACGCCCAGTTTCTGAAAACACTGGCAGCCAAGAGCCGTGACAAGGACGGCAAGGGAGTGACCGGGTTTGTATTCTACGTCCAGGACGACGAGCTGCATTTCCACCCGAGGAAGCTCGAATCGCGTCCGGGATTGGCGCTGGAGTACTTCACCGACCGCGAAGGAGTGCTGCGCTCATTCACTCCGTCGACTCAGTCGCAGGGCGTGAAAGGCGCTGGTACGGAGACCAAGGCTGTCGGTGTTGACCCGCGCAAGAAAGGCCACGTGGAACACGCGGCCAACAACGCGACCACTGCCGACCGGACGTCGCTCGGAAAGAAGACGTATCTCGTCGACGGCAACACCGGCGAAGGCAAGTATCGCAAACAGGAGTCGGGCAAGATCGCGCAGAGCTTCGAGCGGTCCGAGGGCTTTCACGAAGAGCCACACCAGGAGCCTGCTCAGGATAAAGCCGAGGGGCATTTCAAAGAAGCCGAGCTTCGGCAGGTAGAAGCGGCCGCCGTAACCATCGGCATACCGACTCTCGTGGCTAAGCAGAACATCGAAGTGCGCGGGGTAGGCCGGAAGTTCTCCGGCACATACTACTGCACCTCGGTGCGGCATATCTTCGACGACGGCTACTCATGTGAACTCAAGCTCAAGCGCAATGCGCTGGGCAAGGGCGCTGGCAGCAAGTCTGTGGAGGCCAAGGGCAAGAAGAACGAACACGAAGCGCCGCGACATCCGAAGAAGCAGGCGGCGACCAAGTCGGGACACACCGCACAGGTCAAACGGTCCCAACCGGCAAGGCCGGTGAAGCCGAAGCCGCAGATGGTCCGAATCGACGCCAATACAGGGCGCATTCTCAGCAAGTAACAAGGAGGCAATCGCACATGCAGATCGATCAGGTAGCCAGGTTCATCCTGGACAACAGGGAGGTTCTTACAGCGTTCCTCGTCGCGCTCATCGCGGTCGTCAGGCTAACAGCCTGGGGA